GGCGCGTCCAAATGGTTGCGCCAGTCGAATCTTTCAGCGTGATGTCATAACTGCCAGCCGCCAAATAAAGCGAAGCAGGCAACTCACCACGCGCATTCAAGCCAATGTACTGACCGCCGATACCATCACTCGTGTAAGTGTGAGCAATCGACCCGGCTTTGTCTGTGTACGCCGTTTTGTGGGTTGTGGTACCCTGCGCGTAGGTGTAGACTCGTCCGCCTACCAGCGGCGCGCCAAGGTCTGTAAATTCCTGCAGGCTGAAAAAGCCTGGTTGGCTAGCTGCCATGTTCGTTCTCCGGCGCCATCGCGGCGTTAAGAGGTTAAATCAAAGAGGGATCAGATGGAATTGTTTCTTGCCATCTTGCTAAAACCGTTCGTTGCGCTGGTCTTTTTGACTGCTGCGCTGTTGATCGCCGGGCTGATCCACAAGTACATGCCCGACAGCAAACTCAAGCGTATTTTGTTCTCACCGCTCCCTGGACACAAGCGCCGCTGGGACTGATTGTTGCCCTGCTTGCTGCAAGTAGGGGGCAACACGCTGAAGCGCGTTTGATAGTTCTTTCTTTTGCGCTGCGCTCAAGGCATTACCGGCCTTTGATGGATCAAGCATGATTTCAGCCAGCTTGTTTTGAATGCGCGGTTCTGCTGCCTTCATGCCGAATTGAACCGGCCTCAACAGGGTTTCCAGCATGGTTGATTCTGCCCACGATTGAGGCAAACCAGTTGGCCCAATAATTTGACGCAATAAGTTTTGAGATGCCAATGACTTGGCAGTCTGTGAGCCCGGTCCGTTGGCAGCTTGCGCCAAGTTCGAGGCAAGCTCCAATTCATTGCGCACAGCGTTCAGCTTTGATAGCTGCTCAGGCTGAAGCACGTCAGCCAGGGCATTGACGCCCTTAAAGCCTGTTGCCTTTTGAACTGTGCCAGCCTCGTCATTCAACGCTCTTGCAAACGCATTTGCTTGCAGTCGCTGATTCCCACCAAGGTCACGGATTGCGCCAGTCGTCTTATCGAGAAGACGTTGCCCAACATCCATGGCATTGATTGGCTTTGATGCTGATGCGTAGGATGTGCGGGCCTGTTTGAACGCTGGGTTTGCTTGCTCCATCCAATCCATGATCTGCCCTCGCAGATTCTTGATCGTGTCGCCAGCTTTGCCAGTGAACCCTGACGCAGGGTCAGACAGCATTTCATCCAACGCCATCTTTAGATCCTGAAGACCTTGCCCGGTGATTTGCTTGGATGACTCAGCGGCCCGCCCGCCAACACCAGAGAATGGGGCTTGCGTTTCGGTTGCAAACGTAAACGGTCTACCTTGGTTCTCCGCTAGTGATTTGGCCCGCTGAAGCGCCTGCTTGACCGCTGGCCTATTTAGCAGATCACCTAGCTTGCTATCAACCGTGTAGGTCGCATTGGTCGCTGCCTGATACATGTCACCAGATGCCGATTTTCTGGCCGCTTCTGCTGCTGCACGCTTTGCCGGGTCGCCAGCAATAGATCCAATCGTAGCAACTCGGGCCGCGTTGTTGTCTGCTGCACGCTGCGCCACCATGGCGGCAATTTGAGGATCAGACTCAAGCGCCCTTTGAAGGGTCGCAACGCCTCTATCCTTGGCGGCTTCAGCCAACAATGGGCGGGCACCTGTTTCAGTTGCTGCGCTAGTTGCGTTACGAACCGCGCCCGGATTCTCGGCGAATCGTTCAAGCACGCGCCCAGCAATACGGTTTTGCCCAGCTTCGGTGAATGGCTCAATCAACCCCTTCACGCCCTGATAGCCAGCACGCAAGGCGCGACCAAGAACAACGCCGCCGGCACCGGCGCCCGCGCCAATTGCGGCGTTCTTCAGCACAGACTCACCCGTGGCCGTTGGCTCTGCAAGGCCCTGTGCGCCGCCAATCAGTGCGGCACCTGTCAAGGTATTGGCGCCAGGAACAAACGCAGCAGGCAGGCCAACAGCCACCTTTCCTACGACATTGCCGACAGACCCTGATGTGGTTGCCTTCAATGGGGCGTCAAGGCGCTTTTTCTCGTCAACGGTCGATTGATCAATCATCCCAAGGCGCTGACCAACCCCGACTTTTAGGTCATCAATGCCAGACCCAATACCAGCCAGCGTTCGGGTTGTGGATTGCCCAAGATTCACACCCGTATCAATGTTTTTCCCGAACGGGTTGTAGACCTGAAGTGTTGAGCCGCCTTCACTTGGATCGACTTGTGGCTCCGGTTGCTTTGGTGTCTGTGCTACGAACTGCTTCTGAGCAAACTCCATCACCTGTTGCTGATTCGCATTGTCAGGCGCGGTGATTTCGTAGGTCTGACCGTCAGGTCTGGTGATGCGGTACTTTGCCATTAGTTCACCTTTTCAATCTTCCATCCGATGTCGCCGCCGCCCGGATTGGCGGCCATGGATGCCGGCGCACCAACGGCGCGATCAGCGTTCAACCCATACTCGCCGCCCAGTTTCTGATACTCGCTGCGCTTGCTGTTGTAGGCCTTGACGGACTCGCCATACAGGGCATCGGCCAGCTTTTGGAATTCGCCGCGCTGCTTGGGTGTCAGCTTGTTGCCGCTGATGATGTTTTGAGCGTAGTTCTGCACTCGGTCGAGCAGGCCGGTTGCCGCCATAGCCATTCCAAGTTCGGATTCACGCACCACCGAACCAGGGTCAAGCAGCTTCATGATCTTGGTGGCGCCGGCCAAGTCGCCGGCCGGTGTTGCCTGCTTCAGGGATTGCTGGATCTGGCTGTATGCAGACTGCATTTCCTGATGCGCCTTGTAGACGGGCTCGCCTCGGAAGTCGCCGCGCAGCTTCAGTTCGTTGTCGAAGCCCTTCTGGCCAGTGCTCACATTCACGCTTGATGCGCCCGCCCTTGCGACGGACTGCTTGGCATCGAGCAACTTCTGATTCACAACCCCATCAGGGCCAATCAACTCGTTCTGAGACTTCAACTCAAACTCGCGCTGCTTGGCCTGCTGCTCCATAAACTTGTCGAGCCCAAGCGCGGCCTGCTGCCGCCACTTCTGGAACTCTTGCGGATCGGATGGAATGCGCGTGACCGTCTGCTCAAAAGGCCCAAACCTGGCCATGAATTGCCCTGTTGATGGGTCGTCGTACTGGGCTCGCAGCCAACGGGAGGCGCCTTCTGGTGTGTCGATGAAATCCAGGGCGCCGCGATAGCGCTTCAGGGACTCATCCATGACCTTGGAGCCCTTCTCTGTCACCTCGGCGCCGGTCTTCTGCTTTTCAAGGCCCTGCTTTTCCAGTGCGTCGGCCTGCTGCATCAGCGCCGGGCGCCCAGAGTTGCGCAGCGATGCCACACGCTGGTCAACGGTTGTGTCTGCCCCCCATGTGGCCGCCAGGCGCTGCAGTGCGTTGCGGTCCTCGGCTGAACTGGCCATGGTCTGACGCGTCTGGTCTGCCGTCAGTGCTGCGATCTCGTTTTGGCGGCGCTGGCCCTGCAGCGCAAGCTGCATGCCTTCAGCCTTGTCCATGTCGGCAGAGTAGTCCATCACAGACCGGGCGGGCTGCAAATACTGCTGGAAGAGGTTTGCGGATGCCATGGCTGCCTCAGTTGTACATGATGTCGTCGTTGGTGAAGGCGTTGCCGTACTGATCGGCGCCGTATGGCGTGGCCGATGGTGTCGACGATGGTGTCGACGCCCATTTGCCAGCAGCTGCGCCAATCTGATTCACGGCGCTGCCCCAGATGTTGCCTTGAGCAAGCCGGGCCGCTCCTGTTGCATCGCCCTGGGCTCCCACGATACCGGTGATTGCATTTGATGCACTGGCGCCGGCCGCCGCGCTTCCACTGGTGGCAGTCTGCCCCAGCCCGGCCAGCGATGCCAGCCGGTTGAGCCGGTCTTGCCGTCGCTGATAGGCCGCGCCATATCCCGCTGTTGCGTAGTTCGTCGCGTACTCGGATGCAGACTTGAGCGCAGCACCAGACACGCGCCCACCACCGGCCGCCGCCTTGCGATCAAGCCCAAGCTGACCCTGCTTCAGGCCGAACTGATAGCCAGGGTCTGACATAACGTCGGCAGACGTGACCGGTGCGTTGATGTCGGTTTGCAGCTGCCCGAGCGCCTTCGTGCCAGCCTCGCGGTATGGCGCGTAGTCGGACCGTGTCAGGTCGAATTGGCGGCGCTGCTCGCCAATGGATGCTGCTGACGCATCAGATTGGGCATCCGCTGCGTCGCCAGCGGCCTCGCTCTGCATGTACCCACTCGCAACACTACCAACTACAATCGCTCCAGCCGCCCAATACGTCATGGCAACACCTCCGCGCTATCGTGCTTCAAAATGCCAGGCTTGACCTTGTTCCCTGGTGCGAACATGCTGCCTGCGTCCTCTTCCACCAACTCGGCTTCAGCCTCTTCCGTGGTCGTGGCCTGCGTTGCGTGGAATGTCCGGCACAGCACCGGCGTGAGTGAAAGCACAGCGCGCTGGGTGCCTGGCTCGCAAGCAATCAAGGCGGGCCCGGTCACCTCTTCTGCTTTTCCGCCGTCCTGAGTGACACGAACGGTGCCGCTCACAATTTCGTAGAAGTGAGCCTTTTTGTGCGCCTTGCCGATCACCAGCACACCAGCATCTCGCCACACCTCGCGCACGTAGATACCACCGTGGAAATACTCGGTTGTCTTGGGCTCGTACTGCGGCAATTGTTCCAACTCAGCGCGAAGCGTTGCCAATGAGCCACCGCAGGTTTGAATGACTTCGCTCATGTCTGCAAATACCCAGAAACCCACACATTCACAGCAGTGCTGGCATCCGCCGCGATCTCGATCTTGCCGCCAGCCGTCAGGGTCTGGCCAACCAGGCCGGACACCGTTGTCGGCGCACTCCCGGATGCAGGAACTGGCAGGGCCGACACCAGCGCCAGCGCAGAACCACCGTTCGGCGTGATGTTGACGGTTGCCGTGCGCGCGGTACCTGTCGAGTTGTTGAGTGTTGCTGCGCTGATCGTCAGGATGCTGTTTGCCGGCACCGTGTAGGCCGTATCAGCCGCAGTGGTGGTCAATTGATCAATCAGGACCGTGATCGGGGTACGTGTTGCCATATCAAAGGCTCCAGACTTCAATGGTTTGATTCATGTCGGGCTGCATCAGTTCTGCTGCCACATCGCCAGGCCCTGCGCCTGGCTGCGTCAGATCGGCATGGGCAGCTTCTAACGATGGTGGCTGCATGGGCGCGAACAGCATGCCATCTACATCCGTGACGGACGGGCCGGAAACGCCGCCAACGCGGTCCTTGATGACCGTGAAAGCCCGCATCCATTCCGTGTCAATTTCGACGGCAACGCGACTCCCCGCGACCATCGCCCAGCCGATCGGTATGCGTGCCTGAGGAAGCGAAAGCGTGCTCATAGCGTGTCCACCGTGGCCGAGTGAATCGTGAACGGCACATCATCGGAGCAGCGAATGCGGAACACGCGATTGAACGCTGAACCCAGGCCGAGCCAGCGAATGCGCTGCATGCGCCGTCCGATGGCGCCAAGAGAGCGCAGCAGTGGAGGCCCGAATGTGGCCCCGCCGTCGTTGCTGATTTCGAGCGTCACATTGCCGCCGTGGCCGGTTGTCATCTGCAGCTCAACACCGCAATAGGTCACAGGCTCAGCACTGGGCTGCTTCATGTGTGGCCATGTGCGCTCGCGGACAAGGTGGCGGCCGTTCAGGGTGTTTACCTCATCGTCCAGGCGCACCAGTTTCCCGTCCTGCGTTCCGGCGTAGTGCTGGCCAGCAAATGACGTGACGAGGCCCGATTGCAGCGGCTGCCAACCTGCAGACCATTCGCCGCGCTCGTGCCACTGCTGCGTTGCAGCGTCATAAACCCATGCCGTCTCAACACCAGGCGCCGTGATACCGATGAACTCGGCGCCCTCTATTTGGTAGGTCCACATAGTGGCCTGCGACAAGTCCGTGCTGCCGCGCAATGCCTGCTCCACGGCCTTGTTGCTCACGCGCTGAGGCTGATTGCCTGAAGCCATGTAGACCAGGCCGGTGCCGCGCTCAGTTTGACCGATCCAGAGCAGCGTGTCAGCGGCGCGGATGGATGCACGCGGGCCAACGCAACCCACGTCCAGGGTGTATGACGAGTAGCGCACGAACGGGAAAGCGATGTCACCCGAGTTGATCCAGATTTCAGTGGACAGCTCGCCGAACAGCCACAATTGCCGATGGCTGACGCGGTGGGCGACGATGTTGTCTGGTGCCGAATCAGCGCTGCTGAAGTCCAGCGCATCCAGGCTCGTGCCGTCGTCAATGGCGGACAGGTAGAACTGATCCGTGTCAGGGTCAACGAAGATGAAATAGCCATCCAGCTCGTGCACGTCGCGCGATCCGCGCCAGCCTGGCGATGTGATGGGCGTGAGCGTGTTTGTGGCCAACGTGAAAACGTACAGGTTGTTGCCGTCAACGATGGCGACCTGGCTGGCGTTGTGAGCCATGCCGACGAATCCCGTCGATGTGCTCATCGTGCCGCGGGAGGTTGTTGCTCCGGCTGAGGTGACCTCATACAGCGTGTTTCCAGCGGCCACGAACCAGCGCCCGGCTGCCACATGAGAGCCGCGCACCTCTGCGCCAAGATCTGCAATCTGTACTTCACCGGGCGCGTTGGCCATCACCCAGTTGTCGCCGTCAAGTCGCTGCGGGTAGCAGTTGACGGCGCGCTGAATGGCAGATTTTCGGTCTGCCAAGTGGTAGCTTGGGCCAGCGCATTGGACGTATGGCGATCCGGCCATCAGAACAGCCGCGCCGGGTACACCGCACGCGCTCCGCTGTAGCCGGCCACATCCACGATTGCAGGCTCGTATTTGTCCACCGCGCCCATGGCCTTGGCTTCTGCCGCCAACAGGCTGGATGGCATCTGACCGAGGATGTTGGGTGCAATTCGAACAGCCAGGGCGGCGCCCAGGGCATTTGCCCACCCATCCGGAAGCGTGTAATCCGTCGTTTGGTCTGCGAACTCAGAAACCGTGCTGCGCGTCTGCAGCGTGATGGTTTGGCCTGTTGGAATGGGCCACAGGAAGATGGTTGAGAACCCATCTGGAGCGTAGACAGACGGCGTGCCGGTCACGAATGGCCGGTATTGCTCGTTGTACTGCTGCATTGTGATTTGCAGCATTGGCAGGTTGTCGCACGCTGCGCTGATGATCTGCGACCCTGGCGCAATGGCTGCCCACGAACTGGCACCAAGCGTGATGCTGCCCGTCTGGGCTGCGCTTGTCAGCACATCACGGAACAACGCCAGAGACTGCGCGCTCAACTCGTCGACCAGCAGATTCAGCCGGCGCAGGCCGAACGCTGCATCGTCTGCGCTCAGGGACTCGCCCGGGCTCAGTCGGTTGCAGCGCTCGTAAGCGTCAACGATGATGTCAAGCGCGCGCGTCACCGGTCAATCCTTGGGCAGCAAGGCGGCCAGTTTTTCAACACCCAGGCGCTTGTCGTAATCGATGCCAGCGGCGTCCAGTTCGGCCATAACGGCATCTTTGCTCTGCGCCTTGGCCTCAACAACAGGCGCAACATAGGCCGGCGTGTAGCCGTGAGAGGTGAGGCTGATATGCTCGGCCTCGTCGTTTGCCACAGCGAAGCCGATGGCTGGCGCTGGCAGTTGCATGTTCAGGGGGTACATGTGGATTACACTTTCAAAGTGTCCATGGGGCCGCCTGGGGCGATGCGCGGAATGGATGGAATGGTTGCCATGATGGCTCCTTCTGTAAGTTGAAGGCGGGCCGAAGCCCGCGCGGTGATCAGTTGGTGCGACGAACGCCGAAGTTCGGCAGAGTCACGGCGCCACCCCATAGGATGTCGAAGCGGCTGATGAATCGGTTGTTCGTGATGTCAAAGCCGCGCACGAAGCGCAGGGATACACCACCCTCGTCGGCCAACGATGCCTGGTAGGCCATGTCCATGCCGCTGGGCAACTCCTGCTTTGGTGACACGAACGTGAAGGCGTCCTTGTGCCAGATCAGGTTGTTGGTGTAGGTGGTGCTGGCCGAGCCGGATGTGATCGTCAGCGCTGCGTTGTCGGCGGGCCGTGCGGTCACGTTCTGGTAGGCGCCGCCCGCGATGATGGCCGGGCTGATCACGATGGTTGCATTGCCGGACGCGTCAGACGACACGTTCGCAGTCACCAGGAACTGTTGGAGCACACCCGTGCTGGCCTTGGTTTCGGGGTTGACCGAATACACATTGGCCAGCGTGAATGTGTCGCCCTGATTCAAGCGAGCAGCAGCAGCAGCCGTCCAGCCGTCAGTGACCAGGGAGGTCGTGGCGGAATAGGGGTTGTCGGTTGCGCCCGCGTTGATCAGGCCCTGGTTTGCGCCGTTGACCAGCGGTGTGCCGCCCAGGGGGCCGACCGTGTGGCTCGGCACGTTCTGGCTCATGGCCAGATCCAGGCCGGCACCAGTCTTGATAACGCCCGTCTTGTACTGCTCACCCAGCACTTCCTTGTTGTTGAGCAATGTGGACAGGCCGGCAACGATGGTGGCGTTGGCGCCGGGCTCAATGGCAGCCATGCGCATGCCATCGCGCGGAACGCTCATGCGATCGAGCGGAACGCCAGCGTTCAGCAGGTCGGCAAAGCTGGCAGGCGGGGTGCCAGGCGTGCCCACCATCTGGTGAAAGCCGTTTTTCATCATCGTGCCGATGCGATAGTCCAGCAGGGCGGCCAGCTTCAGGCCGGCCGGCTTCAGGTAGCGCTCCTTGAATGCCTTGTCCACGCTGCCATTGCTGCCGACAGACGATGTCAGCTCGGTGGAGCCGACAGCGAAGTCCAAACCAAGCAGAGGCTGCAGGGCCACATCCACAGAGCGCTCGGTGACGTCCTGAACGTTGGCGGTTTCGCCATCGCGGTGCGTGAACTGCACGGGGGCGCGGGCCTTGACCGTGGAGCCTGGCTTGACTTCACCGGTCCAGGCTTCCTTGTAATCGGTGTTGACGTTGCCCAGAAACGCGGATGCGTTGTGAGCGATGCGGAGAACCTCGTTCGTGATAACGGTCGAGGTGACGAGTGCGTTTGCCATTTTCTTTCCTTCGGCGCCGTCTCGGCGTTAGAAGTTGATCGATGTGCGGGTCAGGCAAGACCCTTGCGTTCCTGCTCGTTGCGGTACCTGATCCAGGCCTTTGTGTCGCTTGGATCTGGTGCGCCCGGTGCGCCGCCTTGGCCGCGCACGCTTTCGAGCGGTGGTGGTTGTTTCGATGGCTGAGGCTTGGCCTTCGCTGCATCAGCTTTGAGCTTGTCTTCAAGGCGGGCGATTGCTTTGCCGGCCTGAATGGCGCTCATGCGTGCGATGCGATCAGCTTCGTCAGCGTTCTCTGGGTCTGCGAGGTATTCGATGACCTTCGCGGGTTCATCGGATTCAAAGACAGCCTCCATGGCCGGCTTGGGCCGACCGCTACTGTCTGTGAGGCCTCCGAATGCGTCATCCAGATCGGACGACAGTTCATTGAATCGCTCTTGACCCCATGTCTTGGCAAGTGACTGGACAACACCCTGGCGGCGCTCAACCTCGGCGTTCTGCTCCTTGAGTGTGGGCGCCAGCTTTGCGGCTTCGGCCTTCACAAACTCTTGGAGTTGCTCGCGGGTCAGCGTGAGGGGTTCGCTATCGTCTTGCTTGGTTGCATTGTCTCGTTGCTGCGCGCCTCTCGTCAAGGCCTCAAGCTGGGCGCGCGCTTGTGCGGCTTCAGCTTTGGCCTCTGCAAGTTGGCGCGTACGGCGGTCGATGCCGCGCTGCATGCGCTGGCGCTCGCGTTCTTCGGGCGTCTTCTCCGGCTTGGTTTTGTCGGCCTCGCCTTCGATCTTGTCGCCCTGGCCTTCCTGCTGGCCAGACTCGTTCAGGTCATGATGGTCTTGCGCGAGCTGGTCAGCATTGGGCTGGCCGCTCACCTCTTGGGCCGGCTGGCCCTGCATTGGCGATGCGGTGGTCTCTTGGTTCATCCATCAACTCCGGGCGGCGCATCACTGCGGACGCCATAAACAACCAGCAAATTAGGCCAGCCGGTCTTTGGCAAAATATCACCTTGCGGGGCATATCGCGGCCACCTGAGCGTCGGACATGCCAATCACGCTTTTCAGATTGTAGCGGTCAGGCCACCACACGGCCACTGCGGCGAAGGTGCGCACTGTGCTGCGCTTGCGCGTGGGTATGTGCACGGCCTACAGCGAGTACGTGGACCCCGCTGCTCGGCCCTTAACCCACACTAGGCAGCGACCGACGTCCATGTCGAGCGCCGTGCCGCCGTTTGCGTTTAGCAACACCTTAACAGATAGTTCGTTCACCGCGCCCGCCGGCATGGTCAAGTCTGGCGTCTCAAACACGACATTGTTCGATGGTAGGTTTGGGTGCCCAGACGTGGCTTGGTTCCAGGCAGACCCCACGGTGTACGCAACGCCCGCTGTGGCCAGTTTGATGGTGTAGTTGCCCTTTTGAGATGCCGCGTTCGGGAATCGGAACTCGATGCGCATGCGCACCTTGTCGCCGGCATACGGCAGGGCCTGTGCCACCCACGTGACGCCGCCGTCGACCACTGTGCGGCCAGCCTTGGTTGGCCATGCCGGTTGCGTTGAACCCGTGTTGCCAGACGTCAGGGCCCAGTAGATGAACCCGTTGGGTACCGTCGGGACGACGGCGTTGACGTTCGCCGTCTTCGCGGCAGTGGCAGACCAAGCGGTGTTGCCCGCGGCACCGTACTTCAAGAATTGAGCCAGGCCGACACTGCTCACGCCACTGGCCGCGTTGATACGGGACCACGACCCCCGCGGCCCGTCTGTGCGCACCACTACGGACCAAGTGCCGTTTGCTGCACCTTGATACTCGTTCGACGCTTGCCAGCCCGAGGTAACGGACCCGCCATTGATGCCGCCGGTGCCGTTGCCAAAATACGCGGACGATGTGCCTCCTCCCAGGCCTGCGCCCTTCGCTGCGGGTGTCACCAGAAGGTTGCGGTAATCCTCGTACTGACCAAACCCATGTGCACGGCCGAGCCCTTGTGCGTACAGTTTGGCGTACGCCGTCGGCAGAATTAGATTCACCCCATAGTCATTGGGGTGCAGGTTGTCGGTTGTTGCGTTTGTTGCAGGCTGGCCGTTAGCGGGGTCCGTGTATGCGCTGTAGGCGTCGATTACCGTGACGTTCGGATATTTTTTTTCCGCTTGGGTAGTAACCCACTCATACACGTTTTGTAACTCGGAGCGCTTGGCGTAGGTGTCGAAGTACCCGGCCAATGTGGCCGACACGTTCGTGGCGTGATACACGCGGCACCCCATGGCCGCAGCCTTGGCGTACGCGGCTTTCAGGTTTGTGATGATGGTGTCGGAACTGACGCCGGTTGCGATGTCGTTCGTGTACCCACAAAACAAAAATAACGCCCTCGGTGAGTACGCAGCCGCAGCGTCAACCTGTGAGGCCCACAGCGTTGTCGTGTACCCCGATGTGGCTAGATCCGCAACGATGTCGAACGGGCTGCCAAGCCAGCCGTTCAACGTGGAAAAAAGCCCCGCTGCGTTGTGCGTGCTTTGCGAACTTGTCACCGTCCACTCTTGCGCGCCGAAACTATCGCCGATGATTACCGCGGGGAATGTCCCAACAGGAGATTCATCCACCTCAGATTCGGGGGAGACTTTGAATACAGTCGCGCCGCCAACCTGGACCGCAACCGTCAGGAAGTCTCCTGACACCATTGGGCCAAATGCCTGATTCAATGGCGTCGGCCCGATCTGTACCGCAGATATGGCGTTGCCATTGACCACGCCAGACACCAAACCGCACACGCCGCCGTTTGCGCACACGCGGAAAATCTGACCATTGTTGTTTGGGTAAAAAGTTTGACTTTCGCCGGCTGCTACCGTAATCATTCCTGCGCTCCTTCGCCCGCCATTTGCAGGTCGTTCGGGTTTCCTGTGGGCGCTTCTAATTGCTCAAGCTCTGGGGCTTCGCCCATGCCGGCGCTGTTGCGCGGTGATGTTTCGTCTTGCTGCTCCAAGCCTTCAGGCTCTTCGCGTTCGCCGTGCTCCGGCGCTTCTGGCATCTCTCCAGGAAGCGGATCGGGCTGCATGAGCATCTGGTTGATGAGGTCGCGCGTGATGGCCTCGATCTGGTCAACGTTGGCGCCCGTCACCTTGAGGCGCTCTGTCTCGGCCTCGTAGGCCTTGATGTCGAGTTCGCGCACCTTCGAGTCCGCAGACCGCTTGGCATCGGCCGCCGCCGCCATGGCCTCGTCCGCGTCTTGCTGTGCTTCGTGCGCAATCTGCGTGGCCTCGCGCAATGCGTCCTGACACTGCTTGAGCTGCTGAGCCAATGTGGCAGGATCGGGGCCTTTGTCTCCGCCTTCCGGCTGCAGGATCGACTTGACCGCTGGTGGCGCCATGGCAGCCATTGCCTGGGCGAACTTGTCCGAGCCTGGAAAGTCCAGCGTCTGAGCCCAGAACGGCGCAACCACGGGCGCCATTTCCTTGTTGCCGCGCATGATCTCGGCAAAGGCGGCATTCGTCTGCGTGCGCTGCGTGCTGTAACTTGCACCAGTCACAACCCGAACGCCGTACTTGCCGATACGTGGATTGATGGTCACATCACCGGTCTGGTTGCGGCTGAATGCTGTGCGCTGATCCGGATCGATGCTGATCTGGCCGGATGAGCCATCAACACCCATGATGGGCATCTGGCGGCGCGTGTCAGCCAGGCGCGCATCCATGTCCATGATGATGCGGCCCAGGTGCCCCAGCGATGCCGACAGGTGAGATGGGAAGTGCGCGTTGCTGGCCTCGCCTTGCTGCTTGCGCGACTCGATGGCCACGCCGCTTGTCTCGTTCGATGGGGCGCCCAGGTTGGCCTGGTAGATGCCGACCGACGATTGAATGTCACGCAATGCGGCCTCAGCGCCGGCCATGTGGTCAATCAGCGATGAGCCCGTCTTGATGAGCGTGGGGGCAGCCACGGCGCCCATGTCGTCCATGTCGTTGTATGGCAAGAACGCACGGCGCTGAACCTGGGCACGGTCCCAGATCGATTCAACACCAGACAACGCCCGCTTGGACGCCATCAACTGGGCTCCAGGCATCAGCAATTCGCTCTTGTGGTAGTTGTAGGCCTGCTGTGCGCTGCGTGCGCGGCGAGGGATGCCGCAATACTTCATGCGGCCATCAACGAACGACACATAGCCATACACGGGCACGATGCCAATGAACTCGGCGGGGTACTCGCTTTCCTCCAGCACATCGCAGCCACTCATGCGGCGCCACTTGACCGTGGTGCGCTTGTCCTTGTAGGTGCGCGGCTGCTCGGCTTGTGGCGGGATCATCCCTTGCCCGTGCAGATCCCAAAATTCCTGCTCTTTCGCAGAGGCTTCGGCGCCATCTGCGCCAACGTACACGATGACGTTGTAGGTGGCGTCCTCCCGGTACCACTGCTCAGCGATCAGGATGGATTTGCGCGTGTCGTTGCGGTGCGATTGCTCGGTGTCGCCAAAATCGACCTGATCGCGCTTGGGCCACTTGCGCTCAAATTCGCGCGTGCTGAAGGATGTCAGCAGGTAGCCGAACGTGCCGTCACTGCCGTCTGTTTCGGTGGACCATGGGTCGAACACCACTTTCATCGGGTCAGGCTCTGAGCTGATGCGCGGCGCCTGCCAGCCCAAAGCGCGGTCGATGTACTCAGGGCGTGCGATGAGGTAGCCGACACCAGTGCGCGCAGCGCTGGTCAGTGCGCGGGCGTAGTGCTGGCTTGCACGCGATGCGTACTCGATCTGACGGAAGCGGCCATCGATCTGTTCGGCGGCCTGCTTCTCTGCGCCGCCAGTCTCAGGGATGGCGTGCAGGCTGGGAGGTTGCTGCTCGATCTGGCCGGCAACGTTGGCCACGTACTGCCCTGTTTGGTCCAGCACAAGACACGGACGCTTTCCGCCCGGGTCTTGCTCACGCTGGCGCTTGACCTCTTCGTCCCACTGTTGAGGGTCGGACGGATCGGAAAAGCGCAGATCCTCGTCGATCTGCTGACGCTGCTCGCGCGATGCGTCAAGCGCATCTTGGTAGAGACGCTGGGCCTCTTTGAGTGCGTCGGTCATGGTTTTACGGCGCCTCTCGGCGTTAGTAAATGGTTGCGCTGTCGCTGACTGCGCGATTGTGGCGCACGATAGCAGATTTATGGATAGCGCGCAATCCTGCGCATCAGATGCTCAGGCCTTGGGCTGATGATTTTGAGTAGTCGTAGGTGTCGCCGCCGGCCTTTGCCGCACGTCTTGCGCCCTCGCACGCGTACCGAATGGCATCGATGACGTGGTTGTCTTTGTCGGCAAGCCTTGGCAGCACAGAGCCAGTTAGTGGGTCCGTTTCGTAGCTGTATAGCGTCAGTTCTTCAATCGTGTGCGTGCAGCGCGGGTGCACCACAACATCAAACGTGCGAAGGAATTCCACGCCCTCTTCCAGGCTCTTGGCTCCCTTGATCGCGGCCAACATCTTCGGGAATCCGTGGCGCTGCATGTAGCTGATGGTTTCGGGCCTGGCGCTGTCTGCTGTGGTTGGCCAGCGCTCAGCCTCCGGCACGGTGCGAAACAGGTCTGGCAGGAAGTCAATCTCACAGCCAACCCGGTATGCCTCGTAAGGGATATACAGCGTGCGGCCGACAATCGCGCACTGCACCAACACCGAAGGGTCAACACTGAAACCCCAATCGGCACCCTGCCTGAGCGCCCATTTCGGGTCAACGTCGAACTCTTCGACCCGCCAATTGCGAAACACTCTGGCCTCTGAGTTGCGCCGGTAATTGCCCAGCCATACGTGGGCGTACTTGTCGGGGTCGCGCCGCTTGTCGTACTCCATTTCGGCTCGCATCTCATCCGACATCCATGGGTTGTCCATGTAGTTGGCTTGGATGACAGTGGCGTCAGGCGGCAGCTCAGGCCCGCGCAACAGCAAATCAATGGGGTCTGTCTCAAGGTCAGGGTTCCAGCCAAACCAAAGCTGGCTGCCAGGCTTGCGGATCGTTGGGCGAAGGAGCGTCAAGCTCTTGTCGCTGGCGTTCTGCGCTTCTTCAAACCATGCGCGATCGAAACCTTCCAGGCTCTTGATCGACTCGGCGGTGTGGTTCTGCATACCCTCAAAGATGGTTACGCCACCGTGAACCGAGAGGATGCGCCGGTCTTGAACCTCAAAGTACGCCCCAGCATTGAACGTGCTGATCTTGCTTTCAAGCAACTTCTTCACCGAGAACTCAAGTGACTTCAAGGTCTCACGCAAACACACAACGTCCAGCTTTTCAGCGACGTTCTCGCGTAACCACCTCTCTCCGAAATAGTGCGACTTACCCGAGCACCGGCCACCGTGGGCACCGATGTAGCGATGCGCCCCCTCCAGTGGCATGAACACCTCGGGGACCTTGATGCGAAGCTCGCTCATTTCTCAGCCTTGACCACTTCAATCACGATCTTTTGAAACGTGTGTTCTCCGTTCTCGCCCGGCCCCTTTACCGTCATTGGTAGGGTCTTGCCAACCAATGTCAGGAAGGCTGATGCGGTGCGCGGATCTGCCGCGCGCTCTGCCAAGTATGAAACACCACCCACATCATCGAGAGCCTGAAGAATCATGTCCTTCAACTCCTTGGTCACCTTGTTAGGTCCTCGTTTACCCTGGTTCTCCTTTTTCTCGCCTTTTATAAAAGTCACGGCATCACCTCACATATCCGAAACAAAACCCCACCCAGAGGCAACTGCTGCCCGACGCGAAACAGCAGGGGCAGCGCGTGGCCGCCCTCTATCTGCATGCGCGTGGGCGTCCGGTCAGCATGACATCGAGCCACCGTGGATTGATGATTGCTTTCTTGCTCATGCAGTCTCCTTATATTGCCAACAACTCAACACGCACGCCAAACGTGCCGCGCTTGCATTTCTCTTGTGCGTATGCCCATGTGATTGGCCCAGAAGGTCCGTCATCCACTCCGCACACCTTTGCGATCTCGTCTCTGATTGCCTTGCACGCGCCTTGCAGGTTGTCGTCATCACAAAGAGACGATGACAGGCGCACCATGCGGACGATGCAGGGTACCGGGAACGGTTTCACAATGCTTGCGGTTGTGTGGCGTTCTGCTTTCACCCTGGCCGCACGCTTGCGCCAGTGTTCGCGGGCATTCAGTCCGGTGACGGTCTTGATGGGGAGATGGTAGATCATCCGATTGCCCTCAGTGCGTCGTCTAGCAGGTCTTGCTGGGTCAGCCCATAGTGTCGCTCGAAAGCCTTTGTCCCCATTCCATGCACACCGGTTTTCCCCTGGTGGTGCTCGCGGCATAGTGGGATCATGGTTTTGTAGTCGCCCTTGCCCCAGCCTCCGGTGCGTAGGTGGTGCAGCTCTACCGGGCCGGGTTCGTGCGGGCCATGCAAGCGTCGGCACAACATGCACCCGATGCCCGCCAACTTCGATTTGTGCTGCGCTTCGGCCTTGGTCATTGCGGGATCTGCCCGTGAAAGTACGCCATCGGCTGCGGAACCAGATCACGCGCATCGACCGTGTGCCGCACGCCAAACCA